CGTGCGCTGGCGCGACGACCAGCGCATCGACCGGCCGACCGTCTCCCGCCTCCCGGGCCCTCCCGAGCCGGCGCGAGACCGTGCGAACACGCCCGAGTCCTCGCGAGAGACCCCGGAACCTCGCGAGGACTCGCGAGGACTCGCGACAGATCGCGAGGGCTCGGGAAAACTCACGCTGGACGTAGAAGGGGACGTAGAAGGGGACGTAGAAGGGGACGTAGAGAAGGAAAGCGCTACCGCGCCCGCGTCGCTCTCGCTGACGAGCCCGGAGCCGGAGCCGGCCCGCTCCCGGAAACTGGCCGACCCCGTCGCCCTCCCGGACTGGCTCCCGGCCGAGCCCTGGGCTGGCTTCGTCGACTCCCGGAAGCGCGCCCGCAAGCCGCTGACGCCGCGCGCCGTGACGCTCCTTCTTCGCAAGCTCGACGGCCTGCGCGCGCAAGGGCACGACCTGGGCGCGCTCCTCGACACGGCGACCGAGCGCGGGTGGCTGACCGTCTACCCGCCGGACGGCAACGGCAACGGGCGCGGAAGCGGCACGAAGCGCCCGGCCTACTCCACGGACATCGCCATGCGCGAGCTAGCCGAGCGCCGCGCACGGGAGGCACAAGGCCATGCTGACTGAGGAATCCTTCGTCGCCCGCGTCTGGGCGCCGCTCGAAGCCGCCTACGGCTCGCAGCCGGCCGAGCGGATGCGCCTCTACCGCACCGTGCTCGTCGGCCGCGTGGACGAGACCGCCATCGTCCGCGCCGCGCTGCACTGCGTCGAGCACTCGCGGTGGTTCCCGACCGTCGCCGAGCTACGCGACGCGGCCGGGCTCAACGTCGACACGCTGGACGGCCAGCGCGCATGGGAAGCCGTCCGGGAGTACGTCCTGTGCTCGTCCCTGTCGGAGCGGCCGGAACTGGACGACCGCGCCCGCGCGGCGCTCCGGGCCATCGGCGGGCACGAGCGGCTGCGGCTGTGCGCGACGGTCGACACGGGCCACTTGCGGCGCGAATTCCTGGAGACCTACGCCCGGCACCTGGAGGGCGAGCGACAGGGCGCGCTCCTGCCGGCGCACGCGGCCGAGCGCGGCACGCTGGAACGCCCCGTCAAGCCGCTGTGCCTGCCGGCCCCGGTCGAGACGGACGACGCGCCCCGGGACGGCGAAGGGTACGGCCCGAACGTCGCCGAACGGCGCATCGGGATGCCGCCGGACGTGCGCGCGCAGCTCGTCGCGGCCGGACTCCTGGACGCAAGCGGGCCGAGCCCGGAGCGGGAGCGCACACGCGACCGGACGCTTCGCATGGCCGAGCGGGGTGAGCGATGACCGCCTGCTACGCCTGCGGCCGCCCCATGACCGACGACCTGGCCGTCGCTGGCCAGGACGGGCACGGCAACCCGGTCTGCGCCGACTGCGCCGACGGGGACGAACTGGAGACGGAGAGCAGCATGAGCACGCCCATCCTCGCGAGCGGCTACCAGCTCGAAGTGCGCCGCGGCGGCCCGTGGGAGCCCGTGGGCGGCCCGCACCGGACCGTCGAGGGCGCCAAGCACCGCGCGGCCGAACTGTGGCCGTCCGAGCACGCCCGGCTGCGGATCGTGGCCGAGGACGGGCGGGAGTGGACGGCGACGTACGGCGTGCGCAACCGCCGGTGGTCGCAGACGGTCGCGGCCCAGGCCGTGGGCGAGGTGGCACCGTGACCGAGTCGGACCGCCAGCGGATCCACGCGGACCTCGACGCGCTGTTGGCTCGGCAGGGCACGCTGCGCCGCGCCGCTCCCTGCAAGCCCGCTCCCCCGACGGGGTGCGGGAGTGCCTGCGGCAACTTGCGGAGGTGCCGGGGCTGCCTTCGCAGGCCCGGGCCCTCGTGGCGGTGGCCCTGCGCTGCGCCGGACTCGGGGGTGGCCGATGACCACCGCGAATGCCTCGCCCTGCGTCGCTACGGCCCCTGGGACGCATCGGACGGTGCCGGCGGGTGTGCCGGGCCGGGCGGGGGACTGCGACGTGCTGGCGGGGGCGCGCTGGGACGTGCGGCACGGCGACGCGCTCGACGTGCTGCGCGGGCTGCCGGACGGGTGCGTGGACGCGGTCGTGACGGACCCGCCGTACCCGGAGGTTGACCGCCCCTATGGCCGGTGGACCGTGGCTGAGTGGCGCGCGCTCGTGGACCCGGTCGTGCGCGAAGTGCGCCGCGTCCTGACGCCGACCGGCTCGTCCGTGTGGATCTTGCAGCCGAACAGCGAGCGCGTCGGCCGGATGCGCTCGTGGCTGTGGCGTTGGATGGCGGACTGGTACGAGGAATGGAACTGCCCGCAGGACGCTTGGTGGTGGAATCACGCGACCGCGCCGACCATCCACTGCCACCGAACCATCGGCCTGATGCGCCCGTCGTTGAAGCCGTGTGTGTGGCTCGGGCCGGTGGACTGCTACCGCGACCAAAGCGCCGTCCTGTGGGAGCAAAGCGCATCGAACGCGGCGAAGTCGCGAGAGGACCGCGCCCTCCGAAATTACCCGTCGGGGCAGACGGTGCGCCCCGGGCGCTGTGTCGCCGTGGCCGACGAACGGGGCGGAACCACGCCGTTCAACGTGCTCCCGATTGCCAACACGAACAGCACAGATAGCGCCGGCAGCAACGGACACAGCGCCGGCACGCCGGACCCCCTCGCCCGCTGGTGGACGCGCTACTTGACGCCGCCGGGCGGTCTCGTCTGCGACCCGTTCGGCGGCTCGGGAACGGTCGCCCGCGCTGCCCTCGCGGAAGGTTGCCGCGCGCTGCTCGTGGAGCGCGAAGCCGAGTACGTCGAGATCGCCCGCGCCCGTCTTCGGGCCACCGCCGCGCGCCCGCTCGGGCACCGCACGGCCCCGGAGCGGGCCCGGCAAGGAGAGCTGCTGTGAGCGCAACCGGACGGAACCTCCCGGGCCACGAGTGGCGCAGCAACGAGACGGTCCCGGGCCTGCGCGTCCGCGTAGCCGCCCGACAACGTCACGGCGAAGCACCCGCCCAGCGACGCCAGCGCCACGGCCACGAGAGCGGCCAGCGCCCAGCGCGTCACGGCTCCGACGGCGCCGGCTGCGCCGCCTCCCGGGCCGCGGCCTCGGCCGCCTTCCGGGCGATCTCGTGCGCCGCCCAGCGCCGGCCGAGGTCGCAGTACCGCACGCCGCAGTCGCAGGCGATCAGCGCCGCCTCGCGCTGCCACGGGTCGTCGAGGTCGCGCTGGCACGCGGCCCGGCACTCGGCGTGGGCGGGCTCGCACGCCTGGCCGCCGGTGGCGACACCGTAGCCTCCGGCCTGCCACGCCGGTGCGCAGGACGTCACCAGCGCCAGCGTCGCACCGGCCGCGAGGAGCGCGAAGACCACGGGCGGCACGGGCGACCCGCCCTCGATCGGCGGTTGCGGCTTCGTCGGGTCCGCGCCCTTGGCGCGCCGCTTGCGCGCGCTCGCCACGCCCACGCCCACGCCACCGACGCCGGCCACGGCCATGACGACCACGCACGCGATGACCAGCCCGCGCGGCAGCTCCTCGGCGAACGGGAGCAGCGCCGCCGCGATGGCCGCGAGCAGCCCGAGCGCCTGCGAGACGTACGCGCCAACCATGCCGGTGGACTGCGTCCATGGGATCGGCTTGTGTTCCATCCTGTCCTCCGCTTGCGGCTCGTGGCCGCGTTGTCTATCCTGTGCGCAACACACGGCCGACGCCCGCGGCGCCTTGTAAACGCCGCGGGCGTTTCTGTCTCAGGCGGCCAGCGCCACCGGGTCGCGGGCCAGGAGCCACTGCCCTGGCCCCACGCGGGCGCGCCCGTCGCGGATCGGTATCGGCGTCCACTCGGCCGCGTCGTCGGTCCACTCCACCAACCCGCACCCTTGCTGCCAGTCTGGCACCTCGGGCGAGCCCGGGACCGCTCCGTCTACCCGGCACAGGCACCCGACGGACGCGGCCCAAGTCGTGCGCGGCCCGGCCGGCGTGCGGTACGTGCGCTCCGCGTACTCGACGCGGTGCACGTGCCCGACCACCTGCGAGTGCGCCGCGGCCACGTACTCCGCCGCCGTCTTGCCTCCGCCCCGGCGCGCTACGTCGCCGTGCCAGACGCGGCACGGGCCCGCCCACGTCTCGGGCGCGGTCTCCACGTCCAGCGAGTCGAGCCAGAGCAGGGCCGGGACGGACAGGACCGCGGCGCCGTCCGGGGCGCGCAGGGTCGCGAGTTCGCCCGCGCGCTCGGACAGGAACTTGCGCAGGCGGTCCTCGTGGTTGCCCGGCAGCAGGACAATGCGCCCGGCCGGAAGTGCCGTGCGCAGGTCCACGAGGAGCCGGCGCGCGCGGCGCAGCGCCTCGGTGGTCGTGTACCGCTCGTCCGGCGGGCGGGTGAACTTCGTGGCCAGGGCCGGCAAGTCGATCATGTCCCCGGCGAGGATGACCACGTCGGGCCGCAGCCGTCCGGCGAGCTGCACGAGGAGGTCAAGCGCCCGCTCGTCGTGGTACGGGTGGAGCGTGCGCGTCTCCATGTCGACGCGGTATCCGATGTGCGCGTCCCCGGCGACGAGTGCCAGGCGCGGGCGGCCCGGGTCGGGCGCGACGGCGAGGCGGTGCAGCCGCGGCGGGGAGCCCGCGTCCGCGAGCCAGTCAGGCACCCGTTCGAGCCACGCCTTGACCTGCCACCGCTGGTCATCGGCGTTGCCCCACGAATTCGCCACCCAGCGGGACACCTGCCACGCGGCCGGGTCCACCTCGGCGGCGGAGAGCAGGCCGGCGAGCGTCCGGATCGTCGCGCCCGTCGCCGTGACGGTTTCGCCGTCGGTCTCTAGTTGCTCGCCCGTCTCTCGCGCTCCGGACCCGCCGTGCGCAACGGGCGCGGGAGAGGCAACGGCGCGGTCCTCTCGGCGCCCGAGCCAGCGGTAGACCGAGTCCCGGTCGACGTGGCACTCCGCCGACGCCGCGCGCACGGCCTGTCCGCGGGCGTTGCGACCCACGGCCCCGGCAGCGTGCGCGGCCACGAGGGCGCGATCGTAGGCGGCGCAGATGCGCTCACCGTCGCGGGCCCACCGCTGCGCGCGTTGGGTGGCGGCTCGGGTGGGGATGGTCACGACGCGGCCCCGACGACGGAGCGCAACCACGCCCCGTCGCACACGTCCACGTCGAGCGCGTTCGGGTACTTGCGGCCGGGCCGGATCCCATCGATCGCCCAGCGCACCCGGCAGTCGGAGCCGAGCTGCCACACCCGCCAGCGGTCCCAACCCGCGGGGCACCCGTCCTCGCACGGGTCCGGGTCGTCATCGTCGTACCGGACGATCCACAGGTCAGCGAACGCCGAGAGCCCGTCTCCGCCGTCCATATAGGTGTTGAGCCGGCGCGCAGACGTGTACAGCAACGGCCGGCGCCCGGTTCGGTCCGCGAGCGCCTTGAGCGCGTCGGCGGTCCAGCCGCGCAACCACCGCTGGCGCTCGCGCGTCCACAGCCCGGCCTTGACCTCGTCCGCGGTCCCGGTCTCCTGGTCGAGCACGGGCGGCAGCGGCAGGTCGTAGCGGCCGCCGAGGGCCGAGAGGAAGCGCAGGACGTTGACGCCCGGGGTGGCGGTCACGTCGGCGTAGAAGTAGGCGCCGAGCGGCACGCCGGCCGCGGCGGCCCCGGCCACGTTCTCGCGGATGCGCGCGTCGGCCCGGTGCTGCGACGCCTTGGCGAACCCGAACGACACGCCCGACGCCTTGGCCTTGTGCCAGTCCACCGGCCCGGTGCTGTTGTAGACGTCCACCCCAATCACGTACGGGCAGCCGAGCTGCGCTTGGGTCCAGCGGTCCGCCACGCCCGGCTCGTCCGGGAGCGCGCGGGCGGCCTGGAGACGCCGCACCATGTCCTCGGTGATGGGCCCGAACTGCCCGTCGGACGGCACGCCCAGGGCCCGCTGGAGGTCGCGCACGGCCTGCCCGGTGTGCCCGCGTCGGAGCGGGAAGACGCGCGGCGGCTCGGGCGTCACGGCCTCGCACTGCGCCGACGCCTGCCCGCCCATGGCGATCTGCCGGCGGCGCCGGGCGGTGCGCTCCACGAGCGGGGCGAGGCTCTTGATTAGGTCTCGGCCTACCTCAGTGGTCCGGGTCATGGTGTCACCTCCGGATTACGATCGTCCACACGGCAGCGCGGACGCGGGCGGCCCACTCCGCGGCGGTCACTGCTGCGCTTCCACCAGCCGCGGCGTCTTGCCGTTGCCGGACGCCGGGCAACTACGGATCTGCGCGGCCAGCGCCCGGTTGGTGTCGGACACCTCGCGATTGGACGCCGTCATCTCCCGCAGTGCGTCCGCCAGCGCCGTTCGGCTCGCGGCGTCCTCGCGGGCGACCGTGAGGGCTTCTTTCTCGCGCTCGATGCGGTCCTTGCGGTCCTCCTTCGCGCCGCGGAGGTACAGCGTCCACAGCGCAACCACGGCCGCGACCAGCCCGCCCACGAGCACGTAGAGCGCCCACGAGCCGACGGACTGCTCCGCCCCGGGCGGGGGCGGGAGTTGGCAGAGCATGGGGGTCATGGCCCACCTACCATTCCAGCTACGGCTTGAACCGCACGCCGTGGAGGGTCACGCCGTCCGGCGCCGACGTCGGCTTGTAGTAGCCGTTCGCCGCGCTCGAAGACGCCACCGCCTCGTCCACCCCGCCCACGTGGCAGACGGTGTCTACCGCCGTCACCGTGGAGCCCAGCCCGATTCCGTCGTCGGTCGCGAGGTCCAGCGTTCCGCTCCGCTCTGTCCGCGGCGTTCTGCGCGGCTCGTTCCGCCCTGTCCGCGTCCCGATCTGCCTTGTCCTGCTTGCGCATCCACAAGAAGAACCAGATGGCGACAGCGAGGGTCCCGGCTGGACCGGCGGTCTTGATCAGCTCGACGATGGTGCTCACCGCGGCGGGGTCGGGTGCGGCTTGGGCGATCACGTCGAACATCGGACAACCTCTTTCGTTGCTACCGAGCCGTGTCGAGCGCCTCTTGGATGGCGGACGCGGCGTGGTCCGCCCACCGTTCCCGCACGACCTCCTGGACGACCGGCAGGAGCTTCCAGCGCGGCTTGATGCTGACCTTGTCCGCGACCGTGTAGAGCAGCCGGAGGCCGGGCCGACGGGACTTGCCCTTGCCGACCATGACCCGCTGCCAGACGCCCTCGCGGTCGTCCCCGCTGAACCTGCGGGGGCCGATGAACACGTCGTCTCGCTTCTCGGCCAGGGCGCCGGGCCAGCGTGACGGACGGGTCACCGCTTCGAGCTTCGAGCGCGCGCGGCCCTTGCCAACCAGGGGCACGGGCTGTCCGTGCTCGCCCTTGGCGTCGCGCTCCCCGCCCGCGGCCTGCTGTTCCATGAAGCGGTCGACCGAGCCGACGATGGCGACGAGCTTTCGCTTGTTGCTCGGGTCGTACCGGAGGCCCTTCGCGATCCAGCCCGAGCGGAGCGTGAAGTCGTCATCGAGCCGGGACTTGAGCACCTGGACCGAGTCGGCGGCCGTGGCGTTGATCGCCCGGCTCATGGCGAACGGGATCTGCTTCGGGAGCGTGGCGAGCTTCCGATCGAACTCCCTCGTGTCGAGGTCTATGCGGAGGTCGCCCGCCATCGCCGTTACGCCGCCGCGTTGAAGATCACGTAGCTGACGCTGATCTCGGCGGTGATCGGGGCGCCGGACCCGTTGTAGAACTCGACCTGGAAGCTGCCAGACCCCGGGATCGTCCGCCCGGCGACGAGGCCCGAGGCCCCCGTCGTGAACGACCAGAGGACGATGCTGGCGCTCGTGACCTTCGAGTTGGTGATCGTGTCCGTCGTGAACGAGCCCGCCGCCAGCCCGGAGACCGCCACGGTGGTCGTGTCCGCCTGCTTGTCCGAGCCGTGCGTGACGCTGACCGTCTCGCAGGTCACGTCTCCGACCACGTCGAGGTCCCCGGCGATGTCCGTGTTGCCGGACGTGTCCACCGTGAACTTGTTGGTCAGAACCTCAAGCCCACCGTCGAACGTCCCGAGCCCTGACGTCCCGTTGATGAACGCTTTCGGACCGCTACCGTCGTCAGCGTCGCAACCGATAGACACGTTCCCGGCAAACCGGGCGGTTCCGGTCTGAGCGGACAGCCAGAACTTGAGGTTCTGATTCGCCCCGGCAGGGGTGATTCCCGAAGCCCCGTAGCCCCCGGCGATGACGTTTGCGTCATGCAGTTCGGCACGGTAGCTGCCCAACAGGGTGGACATGTTCCCGGAGACGATCCCCTCAAGCCCCCCGAGGATTCCCGCCCGTGACGCAGACACGACGTGGTAGCCGCCGCCGACGATGACCGAGGACGCCCCGGAGACCTCGTTGTTGCCGCCGGCGATGCAGACGGACCAGTCGCCGGTCGCGAGGAGCCCCGTGCCCGCGATGCAGGCGGCGGGCCCCGTGGGCGACCCGGCCGCCTGCGACGAGTCGCACGCGATGACCGCCTTGTTGTGGTCCGTCGACACGCTCCCGGTGTCTGCCGCGCCCGACAGGAGGCCGGACACACGCGGCTGCAACCCCGTCCAGAGGAGTGTGTCGTCCTCGCCGTCCAGGGCGAGGCCCATCCCCTGGATGACCGTGACCAGCTCCTCCTGGACGTGGTTGCACCACTGCGACGTGAACGCGGTGGGCGTGGCGGTCGTGTCCTGGAAGTACCCCTGCGTGCCAGCCGGGTTGTAGGCCGGCTTCACGGCCGCGATGTCAGGGCTGTCGATGCGGAACATGGCCTACTACTCCGTCCACCAGATGCGCGTGTGCGCCGGCTTCCACTTCACGAGCAGGCACCGGAGCCGCTGCCCGAGGCTTGTGTATTCGACCAGCCGCGAGTTGCAGGGGGAGTTGCAGCGGGCTCGCGTGACGTGCGAGGTCTGCGCCTGCCAGACGTGCGTCCAGCCGATCGGGTACAGGTCGGTCACATCGAGGTCCGCGCCGATGCCGGCCGCGATGCTCTCGAAGTAGTCGCCCGCCTGCCCGCCCTGGGCCGCGAGCTTCGTGTACACGGCGTACCGGCGGTCGGCCTCGGTGACCGGCGCGTAGGTCGGGCACTCGGGCAGCCCGCAGACCCGCTCCCAGTCGGGGAGCAGTTCTGAAGTTGTAGCGGGGTCCGCTTCTTCCATGAGCTGACCCGCCCGGTTGTGCGTGCGTACCAGCTCGTCGGCGAGCCCCGTCAGGAGCTTCGTCAACCGGCGCCCGACGTCGCGGGTCCAGATGACGCCCCGGGGCAAGAGGCTCCGGAGGATCCGGAGGTACGAGTCGTTCGTTGCCGTCCAGATGCCCATCGGTCATCAGCTCCACGTAATCCCGCCGGCGACGATGGTCGGGTACTCGTAGGCGGCGAGGACGACGTCATCCGTCCCCGCGCCCCCGTCCACCGCGTCGAGCGAGAAGTAGTCCACGCCCGTCGCGTTGCCGATGGCGTCGAGCAGGTACGAGTTCGGGAGCGTCGAGCCGGCGATCGACACGTCAGCCTGGTCCGCGAACATCGACTCCAGTTCGGCGAGGATCGCTGCCTTCACGTCCGCGAGGTCCGCGTCGGGCTCCTTCACGAGCGTGATGGTGAGCGTCACGGCGTGCCCGACAGGGGCGGCGACGGTGACGTTCGCCGTCACCGGCTTGCGCGTGGTCGACGTCACGTAGTCCGAGACCTCGGTGACGGTCGGACCGTCGGGGATCAGGTCTGTCCCCGTGCCCGTGACGGTGAACCGGATGTCCACCTCGCCGTCCGGCAACCCGTCGTCCGGGGTGTGGACCCACACGTTCTCGACGGTGCTGAGGGCGTCCTGCGTCCACTGCTCGTAGTCGCCCACCGCGCCCCCCTGCGGAGGGTTCTGGATGCGGAGCAGGACGCGCTGTAGGAGGCTCGCGTCGGTCTCCTCGTCCGTCCCGCCGGTGAGCCCAGCAGGGGATGCGATCGGACCGAGCGGGCACTTGGCGACCACGCCAGCGGGCGCGCTGACGAGTTCGAGGTAGGCGTCGGAGCTGTAAGTGTAGTTGCCAGCGTCGCCCGCCTCGACCGCCTCGACGGTGACGTCTTGGTTGCCGGAGACCGCCCAAGCGTAGGGACCGCCGGTGACGATGTACTCGACCCGGTCGTTCCTCTGGAGGACTGCTTCGTCGGCGAGGGAGGCGCCTGCGACCGCGGTGACGATGATCGTGCCGTCCGCCTTCGTCGCCGCCGTCCGGAGCTTGCCCCAGATCCTCGCCCAGCGGGCGAGGTATTCACCCTCCGCCGTGTCCGGCATGACCTGGTCAGCGATCCAGGACTGGTACTGGTACACGCCCCACACGGCGCCGGCGAGGACGTAGGCGAGGACGTTCGCGAGCGACCCCTTGATGAGCGAGTTGCTGTTGCCAAGACGGCTCGACAGGTCGCCCTTCACGCGGTCGATGATGGTCTGGAGGGTCGGGATCTGGAACGCCATGACTGCTACCCCACTGCCGCCCACAGGTCGGGGAACCGGATCGCCTCGGTCGCCCCGTCCGCCTTGCTCACGACCACCGACAGGGCGATGCCGTTGTCCCCGAACCGCTCCGCAGCGACGTCCACGCGCGCGGCGAGGCCGTCGTCCACAAGCCACTGGATGGCTTCGGCGGCGTAGTCTCGGGCGCGGTTGACGGTCTCCTGGGTCACGTTCGAGCGGTTCAGCAACCAGAGGCGGGAGCCGAACTCCTCGCCCGAGTACGTGTCCGCCCACCAGCCGCCGCGGTACTGCGGGTCTCCCGCTTCGTCCGGTACGGGCTCGTCCTCGTCTGCCCGGCGGTCGGAGAAGATGCTGATCCAGACGGCGTCCCGCAGGCTGACGGTCGGGATGCTCGCGTCCCACGGGACCAACTCGAACGGGGTCCCGTTCGCCAGCTCGACGGGGTCCCCGGCAGCCGTGACCGCCCACTCGTCGGGGCTCTCGGGCTCGGCGTAGACCGGGGTGACGTAGTGCCCTTCGCGGTCGCCCAGGCCGATGGGGTCGCCGAAAACGTTCTCGACCCCCACCGGGCAGATGGCCGCGTACAGCGTGTCCCAGCCCTGGGGAGAGACCGTCAGGAGCACGCTCTCGGGGGAGACGATGTCCACGTCTTGGACGGTGACTGCATCCCCCCCGAAGAGCGCGAGGACGTCCCAGGAACCCGCCGTGGTCAGGTTGTGTCCCGGGTCCATCGCCTGATCGAACGTGACCAGCACGCTCGTGCGAGACTGCCAGGACGCGGACTGGACCTTCGGAGGATCCGGCAGGCGTTCCCACGCCCCGATGTCCGGCGTCCCAACACGCGGATTCGAGCCGACGTCGAGGGTCTCCGCAGAGCCCGCCGCGGCATCCACCAGCGGGGATGCGCCCAAAGGGCGGTAGTCGTCCGCCCCGGCGTCCCGGAACTGGCTGTCTAGGATGATGTCTCCCGCCTGCGCGCCGGAGTAGTAGGGTGCGGTTCCGGTCACGCCGTAGACGTTGTTGTACCCGGCAGAACCCCGGATGGCGTACCCTGCCGTACCGCCCTGTACCGTGCAGTATTTGACCGATGCGCCATAGATCCCGTAACTGCCGCCATCCTGGTCAACCACCGTGCAGTGTCGGATCGTGGCGTTCAGCGTCCCGATCGAGACGTCTCCGCACCGGACGCACTCCAGGTTCGTCACGGTGATGGCGTTGGTGTTGCTGACAGCGGTGCCGGTGATGTCCCGGAACTTGCACCGCTGCACAACCGAGCCGGCAGACAAGAAGCTGATCTCCACGACGCCGGAGCAGTCGTGGATGTAGCAGTCCTGGACGGTGTAGACCCGGTTGGCCCCGTTCCCCCGGATCACCCCTCCGGTGTAGTCTCTGAACTCGAAGCCCTGGATCACCCAACCTGTATAGGTGAGGATAGCATTCGACTTCGTGTTGTTGCTGTCGAAAACGGGGGTTTGACCAGCCGCCGCCCGGATGGTCAGGTTCGCCAACAGCCGAGAGACGGTCTCGTTGTAGGTGCCGGTGTACACCTCGACCGTGTCGCCAGCGAGCGTACCGGCAGCGTTCACGGCCCCGTTGATGGTCGTGAAGTCGCCGCCTCCGCCCGGGATGACCGTCCAGGTGCTCATCAGCTCACCGTCCCCGCCCCGGCGCCAGCCCCGGAGACCCCGATGCCCGGGGTGACCCCCGACACGCTGGTCACGGCAACCGTCACCTGAGCGTGTTCCTGGATGTACTGGACAATGGCGGTCGCCACCTTGGTCCAGACGGCCAGGGCTTCGATCCGGAGCTGGTAGTCTGGGATCGTCTGCAACTCATTGGTGATGGCGAGTGCCAGCCCTGCGCCTGTCATAGCCATCAGTTACCCCTTCTTCGCCCGCACGATGCTGCTGGCATTGTTGAGGGCGGCGTAGGTCATCCCGGTGAATGGGTCGATCCCCTCGCCCTGGACAACCCCAGCCGTCGCTGCCAGCCCCGTCGCGCCTAGCTCCACTACCTGCCCCGCGGCGGGAACGATTCGGATGCCCGTCCTCGAAAGGCGGACGTAGGCGCCCTGGTCGTCGTAGATGGCGACTTCGCCCTTTGCGAGCGCCGTCAACCTGTACCGCCGGTCACCAACGAGGATGGCAACCTGGTGGTCGGTCGTGTCCCCCACGTCGACCACGAGGGCCTCGGCCCCCCGGCCGTCCGTCTCGGGGTCGAGCGGGCGGCTCGTGAACCCGTAGGCTTCGTAGTGTTCGAGGTCGTCCCCGACCTCCCCGGCGTGCTCGGACACCTGGACGGTCTGCATCCGCTTGTCGGAGTCGCTGAGCTGGACCACCGCCTTGGTCACCATCAGACACCTCCCCGCAGCTCTGCCCACGCGCCGATGCCCTTGGTCACCTTGCGGGTCTTGACCGGCTCGGGCTCGTAGGCGCCGGGAGGGGCGAGGGTCATCGACGTCCGACTACCGGAGTCGTCCAGGCTGTAGGTGACGCTGACCGTGAGGAGCTGGGCGTCCACGCGGATGACGGAATCCCGCACCCGGGAGAGCGCGTTCGGGACCCAGAGCCCGCCGTCCGCGGCACGCCAGCCCTGAACCGAGACTTCGACCTGAGCCGACTTGCCCGCCCTGGTAGCCGCCTCCCAGATCGCACGCTTCTGCGCGGCTTCTTTGCTCATGCCGCGTTCAGCCTTGAGGACGAGCACGCGCTGGCGGGGGACCTCGGTGTCCTCGTCGAGCGCCTCGATGCCGGCGACCGTGGTCCCGTAGTTCTCGTCCGAGCCGACCGACTGCGACTTGATGCGGTACTCGGAGTAGCGGTTCGAGATGTCCGCCGACAGCCGGGCGGAGAGGATGTTGCCCGGGTGAACGAGGTCGGGTAGTTCCAACTCCCCCCGGCGGGTCAGGACCAGCTCACCCTGCGGGTTGTCGGTGACGAGCACCTGCTGGTCCCGCGCGAGCTTCTCGATCGCCTCCCAGGGGGTCATGCCCGGTTCGCACTTGAACTTCGGGATGACGTCGTCGAGCCCCACCTCGTCGACCACGGTGACGCCGTAGGGGGCGCAGAGGACGGTGGCGATGTCGGGCAGGGTGCGGGAGCGGAACGTCGCGGGCTCCGTGATGATGGAGCAGTCGACGATGTCCGCGGTCTTCGAGCGCCCGGCGACGGTGATGCTGTGGTCGTTGCCCGAGTGGGACTCTGTCACCTCGTCCACGTAGCCGGTGATCGCCAGGGACGAGCCGAGGAACACCTTGCACTCGTCCCCCGGGCTGACGGGGTTCTCGACTCCCGGGATCTCCGTCATCGAGAGGTCGAACGTCGAGACCGCATCCTCGATGGACCGGGTGACGCTGACGGCGGTCCAGTTCCAGAACTGGTAGCCGTTGACGTGCAGGGTCAGTGCTCGCGGGTCGACGGGCATAGCGTCACTCCGTCAACACGAGCAGCGACCCGCTCACGGCGTTCGGGTCGGCGAGGTTGTTCCTGGCAACGATCTCGTCCGCTCGCGCCGAGTCCCCGTACAGGTCGTATGCGAGGCTCAGGGCGCAGGTCGGGACCGGGACCGTCAGGGAGCGGAGCCGGGGGAGGTCGAGCGCATCCCCCTGGATCGCCTGGACCATCGCGATTCGTAGATCGCGCAGCGCGCCGAGCAGGTCGGCGTCGTCCACGTAGCCTTCGAGGTCGGCGAGCCGATCCGCGAGGTCCGTCTGCGCGGCGATGGCGTCGTCATAGCTGGCGTATCCCGCCTGGGATGCGAGTTCAGCGGCGTCGGCGAGGACGCTCGCGTGCAGGGTCAGGTTCGTGAGGGCGATGCTGTCGAGCGCGAGCTGGTCTTGTTCGGTGTCGGCGCTCGCCAGCCAGGTGTCCGCGAGCGCGTCGCCGGTGTTCGCAGCGACCTTGCGCAGGTTCTCGGACTCGGTCCACGGTTCCTCGGACGTGCCCCGGAACGCTCGGACGATGTCCTGCCACTGCTCGGCAGCCAGCTCGGCGTCTTCGATCCCGGTCTCGTAGGTGTCGGCTACGACCGCCGTGGCGTATTGCAGGGCGGACGTGTCGATCCCGGTGAGCTGGGTCACCATCTGGAGGAGAGCTTGCAGCCGCTCCTCGACGGACCCCGTCAAGAAGCGGTGGACTTTCCTCGTGAAGCTCGTCACCTGGAGGCGGGCGGCGTAGAACGTCCGCACGGCTGTACGGAGCTGGGCGCCGAGCGACGCTGCCTGCGACGCGGTGCTGATGCCGAAGTCGCTGACGGTGCCGGCTTCGACGAACCCCATCGAGAACTCGACGTAGTTGACGCCGTCGCTCGACTCGGTGACGTCGCAGCTCTCGCACTGGACCCGCATCTGCCCTTCGGTCGGGTGAATGAGGATCCCCGAGTTGCTCGCCTCGCAGGCGGCGATGAGGGCGCGCTTGCGTGCCCTGGCGTCGTCCCCGACCAGGAACGCTTGCAGGGTGAAGCGGCGAGCCTTACGACCGAGGTCCTCGGTGGACGGCGTATCAGCCTGCGGGTACTCGAACACGACGACCCGGCGTCCGGTGGACAGACCCGCCTCGCGCGCCTCGAAAGGCACGTTGCGGAACGATGCGGGTCGAAGATCGGTCGGGAGTGCCATCGGTACTACCTCCCGATCCGACGGCGCCCGGTGCGCCGTTCCTTCGTTGTGACCTTGCCCTTGCCCTTTGTCTGGACCTCGACGTCGGTCCCGCTGGGGACGCTGACGTTCAGGTTCACCTCGACAGGAGCGACGGACTGCCCGAACCCGAGCCCGGCGTCGCGAGCGTCTTGCAGGAGGTTGTTGAACGCCGAAAGGTGGTCAGTGCCGCCGGTGAGCGACGGGCGCGCCTTGCGGAACTCCTCGTACTCACGGTCGACCCGCTGGACGTCGGTCGCCGAGAGCTTGCCGCCTGCATAGCCGTGCAGGGCGTTCGAGAACGCGAGGTCCCCGAACAGCCGCCCGAGCTGGGAGCCCGTCGGGACCCTCGGACCTTCGCCCGGTTGTAGGAGCGTCTTGCGTTCCTCGCCGGGCTTCAGGCGCGGGACACCCGCGCGCTCGAACGCCTCGCCCGTCTTGCGATCAGCTTCGTCGTGCATCCCCTTGCGCCAGCGGCGCTGTTCGCGCAGGCGCCGGTCGGCTTCATCGATCCGATCGATGGCGTCGCTGATCCCGAGGGCAACGGCGCCGAGCCCCGCGATGATGAGAGCGATGGGACCCGTGGCGATCCCTGAGAGGGCGCCGCCAAGACGGCTGACCTCCAGGATCAGACCGCCGAGCTTCATGGCGCCGATGCCGATGATGAGTCCCTTGACCCCGCCAAGGCTGTCGACCACCTTGCCTACGGTGGTCAGGAACGAACCGATCCCCTTGCCGACCGCCTTCCAGTCGATACCGCGCAGCCACTCGGCGATGCCCTTGATGGCGTCGCTAATCTTCTTTGCGACCTCGCCCTTGTTGTCCTTCACCCAGTTGGTGAATTCCTGGACCATCGGTCGGAGGACGGGGAGCAGCTCGGACCCGATGGCGGTCTTCAATCCACCAAAGGCTGCCTTGAGCCTGAAGATGTCGTCATCCCAGGCTTCTGCCTCTTTGGCGGCATCCTCGGATACGAGTCCGAACTTCTCAGCCTCCTTGCGGGTCTCTGCGAGCGCCTTCGAGCCCATTGCGGCGAAGCGCGTCATCTTGCCGCCCAGCTCCTCCCCGAAGAGCTTGCTGGCGAGTAGGGCGCGCTTCGCCGGGTCCTTGATCTTCTCCAGGGCGCGGACAGCGATCTGCATCGCTTCGTCCGTGCCCTCAGCCCCCGTGAACTGCTTCCAGAGATCCGGACTGATCTTGCGAATGAACGTGTAGGTCTCCCCGACCTTGCCCTTCATTTCGCCGAGACGACGGGTGAGCTGCTGGGCAGCACGGTCGAAGTTCTGACCGCCGATGCCGGCAATCTCGGAGGCGTATCGCCACTCCTGCAGCGCCTCGGTTGAAAGGTTCACTTGACGTGAGAACTTGGCGATCTCGTCCGCACCGGCTGCATAGGACGACAGGTAGTCGACCGCCTTCTTGACCGTAGCACCGAGGACGAACGCCTTCAGGGCGGTGCCGAGCGACCAGAAGCTCTTGGACAGGTTGCCGATGCCGCCTTCGGCTTTCTTGGCGGACTTGGTGATCTTGCCGATGCCGTCGGTGACCGGCTTGGACTTATCCTTGCCTTGCAGGAGTACCCCGATGTTGAACAGCTTTGCCATTCAGGGGTTCCTATCCCGTGCGACGGACCGCCTTCTGCAAGTGCTCGTACCACTTGCGGAGTTCAGATCCGGTCAAGCCGTAGAGAGCGTCGGGGGACCAGTGGAGGCGAAGCGCGAGGTGTGCCCAAACGTCACGGTAGTCGGGGGGCATCAGGAGACGAAAGGGGCAATCGCGCGCTCGAACTTCGCCACGTCCACCCAGGCGACGTTCATTGCCGCCTCGGGACTCAACCCGCAGATCCGCTCCATCAGCTTGTACGACGCAGCCTTTGCACCCAGATCCTCGATCTCGACGGCGTCGTAGCCATTCGGGTGCCGGGCGATGACGAGCTGCGTGACGTCCTTGCCGAAGTCCTTGACCGGGAGTTCCAGGTCGATGGTGATCGGCAGCGACGGGAGCGCCTTCTTCTTCGGCTTGTCAGCCATGTACGTCAGACCTCCGTTGCCGTGAAGGCGTCGAACTCGACGTCCACGGTCCCGTCAGCCGCCGAGTGCCCGAGCTGGTTCTTCTGGGTCGCCTGCTCGAACACGTACGATCTGCCGTCCGCCATCTGCACTTCGACCGTGACCCCGTCGTATGCCTGGAGTTCGGTGACGCTCACGTCGGACGTGACCAGCACGGTCGCCGTGAGCGACGGCGCGACCGGCGTCACCTTCGTCCCTGCGGGACCGTTGAAGCCGACGACCGTCTCCCTCGTCTCGGAACCGAGCGTCGGGACGATCGCGGTGCAGTTGTAGATGCGCCCGTCGATACGGAGGCTCCCGCGTCCGGCGATGACCTTGCCTGCCATGACTAGATACCTCCGTTATGCCGCTGCCAGCTCGGCATCGCTGTACTGGAGACGGAACTCGGCGAGGGTCGCAAAGACGTGCAGACCGTTGGCGAGGTCCGGCGGGAACAACACATCCAGCCTGTTGGCGTCTGCCTCGTTCCTTTCGACCACGATCAGCTTCGCGAACGTGGCGCTGCTCTCGCAGAGCGCCTGACGCTCCCAGCCGCGGTACTGCGCCACGAGGTCCGCCTTGACCATGCTCGGGGTCGCGACCGCCTGACCCGGCGCGACCTGTGCCGAGTCGCTGACCAGCTTGACCCGGGCGTACTTCGTGGTGACGAGCGACTCCATCTCGGTGAGCATGTAGTCGAGCGTCGCCGGGGTCGTGACGTCCAGGTAGGCGTGGTCCGTCGAGCCCAGCAGCGTGTTCTTGACCCGGTTCGTGACGGCGCGCTGGATGCACACCTTGTTGTCCGAAGTGATCAGCGGGGTCGTCATGCCGAGGTTCAGCAAGACCTCCCGCTCTGCCCAGTTGAAGCGGTCCGTCTCCGCGGGCGCTAGGACCCCGATCAGTTCGAGCGTGTTCAGCGGGCGCGCAGGGTCGTTCCTGAGCGACTGCGCGGCACGGGCGCAGTAGGCGCCGGCAATCTCCCAGGGCGGCGTAGGGCTTGCTTCGATCCCGAAGGTCGAGTGGTGCGGGTCCTGGTTCTTCGCGGTCGCCCAGCCGGTCGTGCTCAGCACGGTGTACGTGTCCACGTCGGCGCTGTAGACATGCCCGTAGACGCGCCGCATCGGACCCCAGCGCCCAGCGGTCGAGTCCGCGAACTCCGCCTGGAAGGCGTCGAGGATCGTGGCGTCCGAGCCCCACGGGTGACCGACGAACGAGTACCGCTTGTCGCCCATAGCCGTGATGGCAGTGGTCAACGTGGGGTTCGTGGCACCGGACGCCAGCGGGGTGATGACGCAGCCGACACCCGCAGGCGTCGTCTCCCCGCCTTCGGGACCGAGGTAGTTCAGGCGCAGGTCGATCTTGTTGCCAGCCGTGCCGCCGTTGCGTGCCGTCAGCACGACGCTCCCCGCCGTGTTCACAGCAGTCACCGGGTACTGCGACTTGGCGGTGACCGCCCCTGCTTCGTCGACTCCCAGGGCTGTCTGGATCTTCGTGCCGATCGCGTCGGCGGAGTCGCCGCTCGCGACCGTGATGGCGAGCTTCTGCCCACCGATGTAGATGTTCAGCGTGCCCGCGGCGGTCGCCGGTCCGGTGAGGGCCAGGGTCGCGACGGACGTAGCCTTGACCGCTGCATCCGCGTCCGCCACCGGGATGCACCACAGCTCGGCGTACGGGTCGTTGGCGAGATACGACCGGCACATCCTGGCGAGCTGGCTGCCGAACCCGAAGTACCCGTCAGCCTGGGAGCCCGACGAGACCCGGACCGGGACGTGCACCGTCGCCGTCCCGCTCGGGAGCTTCTGCCCGATCAACAGCGACGGACGCGGGGTCGTGCCGCTCTGAGCCTTGCTGGAGTTGACCTCCGCATAGAAGAGCGGCTGAAGGACCCCGTTCGGGACGAGGCTGAACGACATGCTCATTGGGGGTTACTCCTTCACCTTCTTCTTCGACTGCGGCTGCTCGAGGTCGTCCGCGAACACCACGTCGTGTCTTGCCAACCGTCGTGCCCAGTACGGGGTCATGGGCACGTTGCCGCCCGCCTCGGGCATGTACTCGTAGGGCGGATACGGCATTCGCACTTGCTTGCCTGGAGCCGGCTTTACGTACATCGTCAGTCCTCCGTCTCCAGTTCGATGACCCGCTCGGACACGTCCTGGCCGGTGTCCACCGGGTGGTCCGGGTCCGAGTAGTCCGCGCCCTCGGTCGTGACGGCGATGGACTCCAGGTCCATGCCCGTCAGGTCAACCGTGTAGTCCGTCTGGTAGGTCAGTTCGAGCTTGATGGAGATGATGCCCAGCCGCTTGTTCTTCTCGATGTAGTCCAGGTCAGGCTGGTCGACCGTCACCTTGCCGAGCACTGCACCTTCGGAAATCCACTCCAGGTCGGTGTACAGAGCCGATAGGATCTGATGGGTCAGGAGGTCGGCCGCCGCCGCCAGGGCGGGGTCGGTGGCCGCAGCCACTACGCCCGAGATCCCGATGGTCTCCGTCCGCTCGAAGACGAGCCCGCCCAGCGAGCGGTCGGACTCGTTCCAGCCCGCGCTGTAGACCGTGATCGCCGGGACCTCGGTCGGGTCGATGCCGATGCGCCGGGAGTCGTAGACCCGGGCACCCGCTGCCGTCTTGCCGGTCAGCCGGGTGACGATGTCCGTGCGGATCCCCGTGGGGGTGAGCGTGGGGGCTGCCATTAGCCAACCTCCACGATCCGCAGGACCGCCATGCCCGACCCGTCGGGCTCGATTCCGACGACCTGCCAGTCACGGTCGGACACAGTCAGAGTGTCTTCGACCTTGGGCGCAACGCTCAGGTCAGCCAAGCAGACGCTGAGGGCGGGGGCGGTCACCATTACTCGGGTGCCCCCCGCGACCTCCCAGGACCGATACGCCTCATCGAAGATCCCCGTGAGCGTGTAGCTGCCACCGGCTTCGGGCATGTACGTCACCGGCACCCCGTACCAATTACGGAGTGTCTGGTTAGCCCTTGCGCTGGCGGCTGCCCACACAGGTCACCTCGCCTTACGCCAGGACCGCCACGACGCGGAACGTCGCTGCGGCGGTCTCGTTGCCGCCGACAGTGACGGTCACGACGCCGCTCCCATCGATGGCGACGCCGGAGAGAACCTGGTCGTTGCCGCTCAGCGCGAAGCACCCCGTGAGAGTCGCGCCGATCCAGTCGTCGTCGGCGATGCTCGAGCCCGAAGCCTGGCCGAGCGGGATGACGACGTCCTTGGTCTCGCCCTCGACGTGGCTGACGGCCGCCACGATCTCCGCCAGGGCGCCCTCGACGTCGGTCGCATCGAAGTGGCCGTCGGCGTCCTCGATCGCGATCTGCGAGGCGCCCTTGCCGGTGGCGTCGTCGCCGAGGTCGGCCTGGAACTGGGCGAGCTCCTGGAGCGCGCCCTCGGTGTCGGTGGCCGTGATGAGCGAGCCGGCGTCCTCGATCCCGATCAGCGAGGCGCCCTTGCCGTTGTCCGTCGATGCGATGTCGGCCGCCACGGCGGCGGCGTCCACGAGTGGGCGGATCTCAGCGAGGGCCCCCTCCACGGTGTCGGCCGTGTAGAGGGTGCCGGCGTCCTCGATGCCGACGAGGCTCGCGCCCTTGCCGTTGTCCGTCGATGCGAGGTCGGCCTTGTCCATCTTTGCTTCGAGGTCGATGTTGCTCGCGCCGAAGCTCACCCCGTCGAGCCGGACGCGAGCCTCGGTCGAGCCACTCACCAGGGCTTCGGCTGCGACACCGATGCGGCGGTTCGACGCGCTGTCGCTGGTCTCGATGAGCCCGCTCGTCGCATTGAAATAGAGGGCGGCGCCGGCTGCCGCCGTGGTGCCGCTCGCCTTCACGAGACCGACGGTCCCGCAGACGAGACCGACGAACGACGCACCGGCATCGGCGCTCGACATCGGAACGCAGAAGACGCCGCCGATGATGACCGGGGTGCCCGACGTCACGCCGCCCACGGGGGCGACGAGCGTCAGGGTCTTGCCTTCGGAGATGTAGTTCTTCACTTGATGCTCCTACGTCCCCTCCGTAGGGGATTCGTTTAGTCGATACGGGGCGTGGTCATCCCACGCCACGTTCAGTCGTCACGATCAGGCGCCCGGGTTGCAGGCGAACGCGCGGTGGTCGAGCACTCGGCAGCCGAACACCATCCGCCCGTGGTACACGAGCGCGTCCGACGTCTCGCGCTGGTAGCTCGTCACGACCGGACCGCCCTCACCTGCGAGGTAGCCGTATTCGAAAGCGCTCGGGTCGCCCGTCGCCATGTAGTACGACTTGCCCGTGAAGCTCGGGACGTACAGCCGGCGATCCGTCGGGATGTCGACCGTGAGGGCGTTCGCGGCAGTCGTCGGTCGGTACTGCGGCGAGAAGAGCTGCTCGGTTGCCTTGCGCCACGTGCCCGGAAGCAGGAGGTACGCGCCCGGCAGTCCGATGACCTCACCCGCGCCGTCCGTCTGCGCGCGGAGGAAGCCGTCCAGCTCGGCGAGCTTGTCCACGTCGGGGGCGCCACCGCTCGTCGAGAGGTTCGCGTGGTCGGCGTGGAACAGGGCGATCCCGTCAGCCATCGTCTGCGGCGTGCTGAGCAGGAGTGCGCACTGACGGCTCGCCGTGATGATCGCGGAGCGCCCGAACGCCCGAACGAGGCGGAGGAATCCGCCGAGGTCATCGTTCACCATGAGTTCGAGGGTTAGGGGGAACTCGGCCCCGAACTTCACGGCGCTCGCCTGCTCGCGACCCTCGCCCATCGTGACCGAGCCGTACTCCATGCCCTCGGGCACCTCGGGGAGAACGCCGAGACCGGAGAGCCGGACATAGCTGCGTGCCTTGAAGTCGCTGAAGTCGTTGCGAGCTGCGATCCGCTCGAACCACCGGTAGTCAGCCAGGATGTCCCGCTGGGCGACGAGCACCTTCTGGAGGCTGTTCGCCGTCAGCAGCGGGAAATCCGACGTGGTGTGTGCGCCCGCGCGGGTGCCGCTGTGGAGTGCCATCTCCGCTACCTCGGTCGGTGTGCGACCGCGGGTGCGGATGCCGGACATCTCCAGTCGCGCTGCGGCGAGATCGAGGAGCCGGGCGCCGCGCAGGTCGCGCGCGTACTCAGGCAGCTCGGCGTCCTTCGCGACGCCCATCCGGACGTCGAGGGCGGCGCTGATGGCGCGGATGCGGGTGTCGCCCTCATCCCGACCGCCAGCCGTCACGCCCGAGTGCTGCGGGTGCGTCTCGACGGCAGCGTCGCGCTCGGCGACCATGTCGAGGATGCGCTCACGAGCGGCGGTCACGTCGACCGCCGGGTCGTCGAGCAGCGCCCGGATGTCGGTCTCGCCGAGGCGCACCTTGCTGGCGATCTTGCGGATCTCGGCCTGGCGAGCCGCCTCTAGACGGGCACCCTCGATGCGAGCCTGCCGGAGGGCGTCCTCGTCCGTCTTGGTCGTCTCCACGACCGGGGTCTGGTCCTTCACGATGTCCTCCTTGGACTCACGGGAGCGGGTGCCGGTGCCGCTGTCTGCGGGGACCGGAACGGGAGAGATTTCGTAGGGCTTGTGGACTGCCCAAGTGCGGACCTGACAGCCCTCTGCTTCATCGAAGCTGATGACCGGGTCACCGACGCGGGCGTAGCCGTACGACCACTTTCTGACGATGCCGGTCTTGATCTTGCTGGTGATTTCGGCGTCGGAGGGGGTAGTGCTCAGGCGTACACGAGCGAGGGCTTCACCGCCCTCGATGCGCGCAGAGCCGGGGACGACGGAACCGAGGATGCTTTCGAGTCCCCAGGTGTCGTGTGCCCGCAGAACGTGGGCGCCCTGGTTCAGCTCGCTGAGGTCCATACCGTCGAGCGGGAGGTCTTCGAGGTAGACTTCGCCGGTGATGCGGTCGCGCTTGCGGCAGCGGGCGCCGGTCGAAAAGCACACCTCGACCGAGTTGTCGGACTCGTCCCAAGTCTCGGGGCGAGTTGACGCCGATCGCATCGTCTCGGGGTTGATCTCTCGCTGGGTGGTGTTCTCGGACAAGGCGCACCCTCCTTGGTCGGGAGGGTGGTTAGGCGGGGGCGCTGATCGACCAGTCGGGGTTAGGGGGCGGGAGCGCCGGCGCCGGGTTTGCCGGACCGGCGGGGGTCGGAATCGAGGGTGAGTTTGAGTTCGTCGAGCAGGGCGTTCGTGGCGTTGATGTCCCGGAGCACCTTCTCGGGATCCTTACCCCGGGCGGCGATTTCGTCCCATAGGCTCGACAGGCCGTTGCGGATCTCGATGGCTACCGCCTCGGCGTCCTCCTTGCGGGCGGCCGATTCAATCTGCGGGACGCTCCACTCGACCCGGTAGCAGGCAGGGTCGTCGGGCAGGAGACCAGCACTGATCGCTGCATCCACGAACCACTCGTAGATGGGGTCCATCACGAGCGGGTTCAGCACTTGCTCACGCAACGCACGCACTAGCCGATGCTGTTCGAGCAGTCCGAGCCTGATCGAGCTGAAGTTGACCTGCGACAAGTCCTGCGTGAGGACTTCATAGGAGAGACCCAGGCCTGCGGCGACCTCACGGATCGAGGCCCTCACGTAATCGGCGTAGCCGGCGGCCGTGCCCGGCTGGTTGATGGCGATCTTCTTGCCGTTGGGCAAGTATGCGACCATCCCGGGGCGGAGCGCTTCCACCACGTACCCGCTGGCGTCGGTGACGAGGTTCCCGTTCTCGTCGGTGTGGTCGCCGATCCCGTCGGGGTTGTCGAGATCGTCCTCCGTCTCCGGGGCCGACCCTTCGACCATGGCAAAGAGCATCGAGGCGGATTTCGCACGGACTCGTTCCGCCTCGGTGTAACCCTGGTGGTCCCAGAGGGACAGGATCACGGGCGACAACCACGGCACGCCCCGGCACTGGCCCGGCCGGGTCTCCTGCATCAAGTGGATCACGTCGTTCGCCGGCACCCGGACCGTATCCCACGGGGACGCCACGCCGTAGACGGAGCCGAACAGGAGCGAGCCGCCTGGATGCGAGCGAAGCAGGTGGTAGTACCGGCGTCGGTCGAGCACGTCGAACTCGACGCCCTGCTCGATCCGGCCACCGCTCGGGAGGGCTTCGGACTTCTCGATCGGGAGGAAGTCCGCTTCGAGGGCCTGGATCTGGATGGGCGGGAGCTGCCCCTCCCTGTCCGACATGTCCGCCATCCGGCGGGGCCGCCGTCGGACGAGCACTTCGCCATCGGTGAAAAAGCTGCGAGCCAGCAACGTCTGGACGCCGTAGATGCCGAGCCGGCTGCTCGGGTAGCACCGGCGCTGCCAGCGGTCCCAGAGGTCGGCGATGCGGGTGTCGAGACCGTCGTCCCCGGTGACCGGCATCGGGCGCACGCCTGTACCAATCAAATTGCTGGCGAGAGCCTCAACGGCTCGGCGCCCATACGGATTGTTCCTGGTGAGGTCTCGGCTACGTTCCCGGAGTTTCGAGAGGGACGCTAGGATTTCGGCGTTGGCCGAGTTCCCGTTGGTCTGCCAGGTATTGGTGCGGTAGCCGCTGACCGCTCCGTCGTAGGCCCGCCGGTGACGTGCCGGAGCCACCTGAGGTGGCGGCATGAAGCGGGAGAGAAGGTCGAGGCCAGCGCCCGTCAGTCGAAGGCCCTGCCTCGCCACCCATGCGGCGGCGTCGAGTGCGTAGGAGGCCATCGGTTAGAACCTCCCGCAGCTTGCGACACCGGCCCGGTGCTTCTTCGCGGACGACCGTAGGGCGGCCCGGAGGCGGACGATCGCCTGCCAGAGGTCGGTCATGCTGGCGAACGTGGCCGTCTTGCCGGCGTGCGTGACGCTGAGGACTCCGGCGGAGTAGGCGTCTTCGAGGGCTTGGAGCTGGCTGGAAGTAAATGCCATGCAGGTCTAGTCCCCCCGTGGGGGAGCCGACTAGCCCCAGCCCATTCGACCGGGACGACCGCCGCTGAACCAGTCGTTGCCCGAGCGGCGAGGGGGCTCCCGTCGGGGAGGGTGGCGAGCGGGGTCCGCTGATCGACCAGTCGGGGCGGGCGTGGCGGTAGGTCGAGCGGGTTGCGGAGCAGGGGTTGCTGTCGTGGTCGAGGTTGTCGGCGGGTCAGTCGAGGTCACGGTCGGTGCTCGAAGGTCGAGCCCGCCCGTCGTGAGCTTGTGCGACGCCGCGATGCACAGCACGAAGCAGTCCCAGGCTTCGTTCCTCGTGTCGGACGTGAGCTTCTCCCACGTCCACGCTTCGCGACCCTTCGAGTCCTTCGTCTTCGTCCTCTTCTCCGACGCGAGCTGGTCTAGCAGGGTGGGCACGCGGTCGATGACGTGCTGCGGGATGTGGACGTAGCCAGGTCCGGGGACGTGGACACGCAGGTACTGCTGTGCCGTGTCCTTCGCCGTGTCCACGCCCACGGTCCAGAACTGATACAGCCGCTTCTTGTACCGCGACGAGTTTCGAGCCTTGGGCGTCCAGATGGGCTTGCTGCGCCCCGGCTCGCCCTTCGTCGCGAACACGTTCCGCTTCTTGCGGCGGTTGCAGAACTCATAGACCTTCTGTGTTCTGTAGCCGGAGTCCAAACAGGCGGCTCGAACGCGCAGGGTGGTGCCGTCCTCGCGCGTGTAGGTCCGGAGCAGGACGTCGTCGACCTGCCGCCACGTCTCGTCATCGAGCGGGTCTGATTGGACAACGAAGTAGTCGAGCAGCCACCACTCGCGACCGTTGCCGACCCCTGCAACCATCAGCTCGGCACGGTCGTTCTGGATGTCCCCGCCGATTACAATCGCCCGAACGCCGGCGGGGATCTCATCTCCCCAACTCGGCTCGACGAGGCGGGCGAGGGCATGGGCGTCCAGGGTCTCACCGGGGATCTCGTAGCTCTCGGCGAGGCGGGTGTTGATGAACGTCCTGTGCCGCTCCGTGCTACCGGCTTTCAGGTCGAAGGTGGCAGCCTCCCACTGGCTCGCCATGTCTTTCCACGAGTACGAGCCGACGGGCAAGTACAGGGCGTTCAGCCGGTAGGACGCGACGTCCTCGACCTCGGGTCGTTCCGGGCGCCACTCACCTCGGGGCAGCATGATGTTCTTCTCGTGGTCCTCGATCCCAACCCCGCAGAACTTGCAGATATAGACCGCCTCATCCGGGTGCCCCTTGGACCACTTGAGGCGGTACTCTCCTGTCTCCGGGTCTCTCCATTCGAGCTTCTGGAATTCCCCACAGTGCGGGCACGGCACCCATAGAAGGCTCTGGTTGCCTTTGAGGAACCACTTCTCGATGTCCGAGTCGTCCTTGATCTTCGGCGACGAGATGATGAGCGTCTTGGCGAGGTTCCCGAACGCAGTCTGGCGGTTCATCGCGAGGTCGATGCTCGAACCTGCGTAGGAGACGTTGTCCTTGTGGTCGTCCGCTTCGTCGATGACGGCGTACTTGATCGTGTCGCTCGTCAGACCCGAGGCGGACTGGGCGCCGACCAGCTTGATGTCCCCGCCGACGAACTTCTTGTACTTGATCGTGTTGTCCCTGTTCCGGGAACTCTGATCGGCAACGAGGGTGTGAATGGTTGGGTCGTCCCGGATCATGAGGTCCAGGCGCTTCTTGCTGAACGACTCAGCCTTTCCATCGGTGTCCGTGACCCACAAAGTCGGACCCGGGGTCGTCGTGACGATGTACGTGAACCACGCCATGCCGATGACCGACTTGCCGCTCTGCACGGGTCCCAGGAACACGACCGTGCGGCAGGGGTCGTCAGGTCCAAGGCGGTCGGTCGGCTCCTTCAAGTACGGGTAGCGACCGAAGTCGACGTAGCCCGGGGCGGCGGCGTACTCGGGCGAGAGGTACAGGTGACGCCCCGCGACCTCGGAGACGGACTCGGTGGAACGGGGGCGCCATGCTCGCGACAGGGCGGCACGCAGGGCGTTCGTCCCGTCAGCCGACGGCGGGAGGTTCATCGCTCAGACTCCGCAGGGCGCGTGCGATCTCCTCCGCCACGACGCGGCGGATCTCGACCTGGTTCGTGATCCCGACAAGACGGGGGGCAACTCGGGCAGGGACGGCTTCGAGGTTGGTCTTCGCCGTGACGATCGTGCCAGCGTAGACCCTGACGGCGTCATCCACTGCGACCAACTCACTGCGCTCCTTGCGCAGGGCGAGTTCTTCGCGTGCCAGCTTCACGATCTCCCGGCGGCGCCGGGCTTCACCGAAGTTGATCTTCGCGGTCTCGGGGTCGACCTCGGTCAGCTCGCCAGCGTCAGGGGGGTCCGGCGGCTCGTTCGTGTCTGCCGGTCCAGAGGACGGGGGATACGTGTCGTGCGGATCGGTCGCCCGGTCGCTCTTGCCCCCACGACCGTCCCGGTTCGCGTTCACCTTGGCGGCGGTGCTGTCGAGGTCGATGCTCCCATCCTGGTAGCACACCGCCCAACCCTTTCGTTTCCAGGCTTGGATGCTGGTCGTCGAGACCCCGAAGTGCGTTGCCGCCTCACGTTCCGAGGCACCAAGCCGGGTCGGGTTGGGCAACTTGCCCCGCTTCTTCACCGAACTAGCCAAAATCATTGACCTCTATCTGGTCAGAGCCCGGGGCGCGCGGAACCCTCCGAGGTCGGATCGGTCGGGAAGGACCCATGCCGCCCCCCTATTCGGACTCGTGATACCGGAATGTGTGTCATCGGTGACACAGGGGAGGCAGCCCGTCCTCCCTCGCCATCGCCCTCGGGTCGTGCTTGTACAGACCTACCCATCCGAGACTGACGGCAGCCGCTCCCTTGGCTGGTCCCACGATGAGGTCGAGAGACCTCGACAGCTCGCAGCGGGCACAGCAGCACGCTCCCCAGAACAGCGCGGTAGGGCTGCCGTGGACCGTCTCGGGCGGTGCATTCCTGATCCAGGTGTATCCCCTCATCGCGCCTTACCTCCCGTCTCGGGGATCGGCGTCACCCGGCACGCGGACCAGTTCACGCAGGTCTGACAGCTCGTGACGTGTGTCCTCTGGCGCCGTAGACGGTCGTAGTCCTTGAGCAGCTCGGCGGTCGCCTCAGCGGGTACTGGCTTGCCCTCAGCTACACGTCGCCGGATGTCCGGGTAGGTCGGGTCGCCGCTCATCTGGTCTCTCCATGACGCTCGCCACGGATGACGAGCGCCACTTGTCGCCAGCAGATCCCCATGTCCCTGCCGATGCGCCTGTACCCGTAGGTGCCGGGCACGTAAGACTCCCGGATGAGGGCGACCTGCGCTTGCGTGAGCCAGCCAGGGCGCACGGGATCATGCTCGGGCGTCGTCCTGCGCAGGGTCCGCCAGTAGTCGTTCGCTGCCTGCCAGCCCTTGCGTCGGGGCGGTCGCGTCTTGGTCGTCGTGCTCGGCTCGGGTAGCTCGGTCGAAGTCGGGTTCGGATCCGACTCAGGCAGTTCCGTTTGAGTTGGATCCGAATCCGACTCGGGTTCGGGAGTCGAATTGGACTCAGAATCGAAAGGGCAGGTGGTTCCGATCGGGACGTGCCTCGGGAGCTTCTCGACCACCTGCCGGACCCGCTCTCTCGTCTTGCCGCAGTGCACGGCGATGTCAGCGAGGCTCAAGCCGGCGATCCTGCCCCGAACGACGGACTCGACGAGAGTTGCCGAGCTGGGCTGGAACCGTCGCTGTGCGAGCACGATGTACGCGGCTACATGTTCCTCACGGATGCTCGTGTCGGGTTCAGCAACGGCGACGTCAGCGGGGTCGCAGGGCTCTCTGTCCCCATCCTCGTAGCTGTAGGTCTCGCCGATCGGGACGGTGCGCCTCTCGGCAAGGATCCGTTCATGCAGGAGCTGCCGCGTGTGCAGAAGCACCCAGGTACTGACGCTCGCGCGTTCCGGGTCATAGGGCTTGGCGAGCAGGCGCAGGAGCACGTCCTGAACGAAGTCGTCCACGTCCCACTCGTTGCGCGCGAGGACGCGACCGTACTTCGACAGGACGAGGGCGTGGACCTGTCGGATGCCGTCAGCGGTCGAGATGTCGAGGTCGTACCGTGCCATTACAGCCCCCGTCCGACCGTACCGACGCGGCGACGGAACACCGTCAGCCCGTGGACCCCGTGCTCACCGACGAGGAATGCAAGCTGTCCGGGTTGCCCTCGTAGCCCGAGCCGACGGGAGAATTCCGACGTGCCTACCAGGGACGGGCACAGGATGGTCTGTCCGTCTTCGAGCGCGGCCGCCTCGTGCCGGTCGTGCTCCCGCTCGCAGGCGGCGACGGCCGCGGCTCGCATCGCCTCCGCCCACCCGTCCGCCTCCGCCCTGAGCGCGGCGCAAACCCGGGCCACGGTCTCGCCGAGCGCGCTGGCGTCGCAGTCCGTTGACACGGTCAGGTCGTACCCGGACGCGGTGTGATGCCCGTGCCCTACGGTCCACGGGCGCACCGCGATCTTGTGCTCGCCGTCACCCGCCCACACCCCGGAGCGGTCGCGGTACACCGTCCACCCGGGCAGCAGCTCCGCCAGCGCCGCGGCCAGGTCGCGGCCGTGCTCAGTCGCCATCGGGGGTCTCCTCTCCGCTCCCGGCCTCGGCCGCGCCGGGGGAGGGCGCGGACTGGTAGGGGACCTCCTCGATCGTCATGGGCGGCCACCGGACGGGGATGGTCGCCGGGGGCGCGGGCTGGGCGAGGGCGGCGCGCAGGACCGCCTCCGCGTGCGACCCGGGCGGGGCCAGCGCCCACGCATGCTCCATGGCGATCCGCATCCGCCGCTCCCGGGCCTCCGCCGCGGCCAGGGCGGCGCGGGCGTCGCATCCGTCGCTATGCGCTACCCGGAGCAGCCGTGCGACTCGGCGCAGCCCCGCATCCTCGGCGACCTCCGCCCACCATCCGTGTGACGTCCCACGCACGGGTAGAATCGCGTGCGCCGCGCGGGCGGCCCGGAACTGCGCCAGTCGCTCACGCCACTCGCGCGTCTCGCAGCACTCGTAACGACGGCCTCTGCGGCCCGCTGCGACCCTACGCAGCCACGCGTCGTCCATCCCCCACCATCGGATGCAGCGGCAGCGGTAGACCGTCAGGGCGCGCCGGATCCGCTCCCGGTGCACAAGGCGCTGCCATCTGCGTATGGCCCGGCCCGTCACTCCGTCCCCTCCCCCTCCGCCGCGCGGGCCGGCAGGTCCCCGGGCTGGAGCGCGGACCGGGCGGCCCGCTCCCGGTCGTCTCCGATCTCGCGGAGCATGTCGCATCGGTCACGCCTCGGACGAGCTGATGCACGTCGGCTTGGCGCACGACGCGGCCCACTCGTCCGCCGTGAAGGTCAGGCGCGCGCCCGTCTCGTCGTCGTCCCGCAGCGTCACGACGTCGCCCGGCGCGTACTCCGTCACGACGTCCGGCGCTTCCTCGTCCGGCCCGACCAGCCCGACGCGGATCTCCTCCACCTCGGCCAGCGATCGCGCGCAGTAGTCCTCGAACACGTCCGCATGCGTGTAGCGCGCCCGGTACAGGCGCCACTCCGTCGTCCACTCGCTCATGATTTCCCTCCG